TAATAAAACAAGCGCCTGTTTCTGGTGCGATCGGTTCTTCTGTCGGGGGGTTGCCTATATCTGTTATCTCACCAGAAACCGGTCTCTCGGAAAACGCACTAAAGAACGTCGATCCCGGGGTGGCGCAAATAGTTAAACAGTTGGTAAACTANNGAATACCNCTNCCGACTGGATTTGCNTTNAGNAGNCCGTATTGGCAGAATATACTACAACTTGCGTCTCTATACGACCCGTCTTTTGATGCTACTCAATATAACGTAAGGCTTAAGTTGCGCCAGGACTTTACTTCCGGGAAGACAGCGAACATTATCAGATCCCTTAATACTGCCATAGGACACTTGGAATCGTTTAAGAAATCGGCGGACGCCCTTGGGAACGTATCGCTAACGGCGTTAAATAGACTGAAGAATGCTGGGGGAACGCAACTTGGAAGCCCGACTGTTAAGAATTTCGATGTTGTCAAGAATGCGGTAGCCGGAGAAATGGCTACGGTGTTTAAGCAGACCGCTGGTACAGATCAGGAAATTCAAGGTTGGAAGGATACGGTGAACGCATCGGAATCACCAGAACAGTTACGCGGGGCAATAGACAAAATGTTGGAACTCATGAACTCGCGTATGCAGGCGCTTCAGAATCAATACGAGGTTGGATTGGGAAAACCAAAGAACTTCAGATTCTTAAGCGATAAATCGCAGAAAATACTTACAGATTTCGGTATCGATATAAATTCGTGGGATCCAACGGTTGGAGAAGCGCAACAAACTCAAGGCGGAACCGTTATTATGACTGGCCCGAAGGGATCGTTTAATGTGCCGTCCGATCAAGTCGATATATTCAAGCAAAATGGCTATACACAATAATAATGGCTGAATTTGATCCAACAAAATACGGGGCAACGCCGATACAAAATTTCGATCCATTACAGTATGGTGCTACGCCGGTTGATACTAAGAGCACAAAACCTGTCTCGCGATTTTCTATTTCAGACGTACCTATTCTCGGGGGAATAATAAGTCCATTTGTAAATGCCGCGCAACAATCTATCGCAAATAGAGGCGCGAATATAGAACAATCTCTGTCGAGACAGATGGGTGGGGAACAGACCGCGCTAGAAACGGGATTGCAGACTCTTGGTCAGGGGGCGGGATTCGGTTTGGATTTGACAAAACCGATTATAGACCCGTTGGTGAGGGGTGGGAAGGCGGTTGCCGAAGCGTATGCGAATACCGTAGGGCAGGTAATCCCAGGAATAAAAGGACTAAACGAGGCTATTCCAAAGGCGATAGGAGCAACTTCTGATGCCTATAACCAATGGAAACAAAACAATCCTCGGGCGGCAGCCGATCTCGAGGCGATTGGTAACATCGCAGGGGTAGGAATGACTTACGCTGGAGCAAAGCAGGGGTTTAAATATCTAAAGGGGGCCGCCGACACTATACCGCAAAAAGTACAAGCGTTTCAGGCGTCTCGAACCGCAGCGCAAGAAGCAAAATCGACAGAAATGGCGATAGAGGCCATAGCCCCGGAGTTAAAAGGGAAAGCATTGGTCAATCAATATAAACAGCAGGCGTTAAAGTCGGAGGGAATAAAAAACACGGGATTGCTAGGAAAGCAGGAGGTGGCGAATAGCGCATCTACAATAGCACGTGCGAAGAGACTGCAACCGTATATCACATCTATCGATCCCGCTACGACACTTGGAGATCTCGGGAAGGAATTTGGAAATACGACGAAACAACTGGATACGCTTTTGAAGTACGACGCTTCTCCTATCGCCAAGGGGGCGGTTCGATCCGGATTGAAAGAGTTAAAGACGAGTATACCCAGAGAATTTAAGACGGTTAAAGACTCGAGCGCGTTGTACGACGATGTTGTGGAATTCGCAAAACAAACTTACGGGAAATATCCGAGCACTACAAAGGGAATGAGAAATTGGAGAATAGCCCTTGATCAAGCGTATAAAGAACAGTACCCGAGCGCCTTTAAGAGCGGATATATAGATGTTTCCACCCCCGCAGGAAAAGCGATAAAGGGGGTGAGGGACTATATAAACGATTATATCTACAATAACTCGACCGCTGGACCGGAAATAAAGAGCCTTATACAAAGAGAGGCGGATATATATAAGGCGGTGGATGACGTTGCGCAGAAGGCCGCGAAGCTGGAAGGGAAAAACTGGATACAGAGAACTATCGGAAAATATCCTACTGCATATAACCTTATTAAATATGGAGGATTAACGATAGCCGGAGAGAGAACGCTTAGGTCGTTCGGTGTTCCGTTGCCGTAAATTTAGAGTTCCCAGAGAAGTTTGATAAACTTAACCGCAAAGAACACCGTAGCAATATAAATAACAACCTTTATAATAAATGTCCAAACAACGATCAGAAGTCCCAATAGAATCATCAACATAGTCTAATTATATGTCCCCCAAATCAAAAGAACAGCTAGAACGAGAGTTATTAGCCAAAGAAGTACTGGATGAATTGGAAAAGGCGAAAGATTTAGAAAGAGACAAATCAAACAGACTTTATGCGTTAAAAATAGTTGAAAAGATAGTGTTCGGTGCGATAGGTCTTATCTGCATGGCTGTTCTCGCTGCATTATTAAAGACCGTAATTCTCGGTCAATGAACATCTACCATAGATACTTCGATATTCTTATGTTTTCTATGCTCACGATTATTGTGATTGGGTCTTTGGTGTTGGGATACTTTTACTTTCTCGACGGCACAGTGGTCAATAAGGTTGCCGAATGGGAATCATATACACTGCGAACAGAAAGGGCGGTCTATAAGTCAGGTGAACTCGTAAATGACATTTCAAGTTTGTGCAAATACCGACCCATACGAGGGAAGGTTCAATGGTCTTTAGTGGATTCATGGATTAGAGCTTTCCCCGAAAGAGATACTGGCTCTGTTTTAACAGGTTGTTGGAAGGATAAGATGTATCCCGTAGAAGTTATCCCCAACGGCACTACACCCGGAAAGTATTATTTTATCGGGAAGTTGACATATCAGGTCAACGGAATTAGGGAAATATCATACGAATTTAGGACTACTATGTTTGATGTGAAGTGATTTATAATTGGTCTGTCGTAATTAACGGTATTTAATTATGTCTATTCTTGACGGAGTTCTTTTGGGTGGTATAGTGACACTCGTCGTGCAATTAGTGAAGAATTATATCAAGCCGAGGTTTGGAGATACGGGCATACTTGCTTTTCTTATTGCCCTCTCCGCGGTTGTTGGGTTTGCCGTTTCGGGTTTCAAACTTCTCCCTGCTGATTGGCAAACACTTACGCTGAACTCCCTCGTATACGCAAGCGCGTTGTACTCGCTTATCTTGAAGCGTCTTGAGTAATTTAAATGGAAACATCTTGCCCTGTAAAAGTGTGCAAGATTTGCTTGGTAGAAAAAGACATTACGTCTTTCCCTGCCTGTGCAAACAAAAGTGGCTCCAAATTATGGAGAACAAATTGGATAAAGAAACATGAAAATAGAGAAGTATATCAACCTAAGGCCGCAACGCTTGCTAAAAGATTAGAATAATTAGAATAAATAGTTGGGCGCAAGATGCGCCTTTCTATTTCATCGTGGGAATCCTTCTCATTAGTTCTTTGATTTCCCTCGCTTATCCTATCAAAGTTATTTCCCCGCCCAAAAGCCCCTTTCCTGTCTCCACTACTAGCCCATACCTTATACCGAAGAATACGGATGATATAGTAACCATCATAAAGAGGGTCGCTGTTGCGCGTAGGTTCGATGTAGCGGGGCTTTTGGCGTTAGCAGATATGGAAACCTCTCTTGGCAGACAAAGGCACGTTATAAGCGATTCTGGGTGTAGTATGGGAGTATTCCAAATAAATACCTGCGTGTATCCTGAAACAAAGATTTTCATTGGTAACATTTACAGAGAAACACATTGGGTTGTGGATAAGTTACTTGAATATGACTATAAGAAAGATATTAAAAGAGCTATGGCACGGTATAATGCTCCCTATCGTCCGAATTTTGTGTATGCTTCTTTAGTGATGAAAATGTTAGAAAAATATAGGTAATTTTAATATTCCCCATTTTTTGAGGGGATAAGTCGTTGCTATCTCGGAAAGCGAGATAACGACCATTTTCACTAAAGGGGGAGTAATCCTCTTTTAGATTGTCTTGACGCAATTTTCTATTATAATGTATAAATATCATGATAATAAAAGATAAACAATACTATAAGGAGTACTATGCCAAGCATAAAGATAGGATGAAATTCCTAAGTAAGAGGTGGGCGCAAAATAATAAAGAGCGAGTAAAACAAAATTTTCACGATTGGTATCTTGAACATAAACAAAATATCAAGAATAATACTAAGAAATGGCATACAAAATCTAGGAAAGGTGCCATCGAAAGATATGGCGGGAAATGCAATTGCTGTGGCGAATCTACGTACGAATTTCTTACTTTCGACCACGTTAATAACGACGGCGCCGGTCATAGGGATAAAATTGGTGGAACGGCAATACATGTATGGATAAAAAGGAACAATTATCCTTCAAATATACAGATTTTGTGTTGGAATTGTAATCTCGCGAAAGCTAACTATGGACATTGCCCTCACTTGACAAAAGGGGTATAGGTTGTGATATACTTTAATACGCAGTAATCAAAGACTGACTAAAGCGTTTAGGAGGGGAAAACCTTAAACTTCGTAAAACAACCTCCCTCTGGAGACTAAAAAGCTACTTGCTAGCTTTTTAGTTTGTAATAACCTTATTGTTCTTTCTCGAATTACAACTCCTACAAAGCGGTTGGATGTTCGCCATGTCGTTAGTCCCTCGTTTGCTTAATGGAATAATGTGGTCTATGGATAGTTTTATTTCTGGTTCTTTTTTACCACACATTATACAACGAAAATCATTTATTTTCTTCATATCTTCCCATTTATCCCAAATAAAATCTGACAATGCGTCCCCGCACCTCATCATTGCTTTCATGATAGAGTATTTCTTTATGCGTTGTATTTCTCTATCCCTATACGCACCATCCTCCTTGTAGCGCTTTCTCCTACGCTCCTTTGCGCTTTGCGCTGGTTTTATTTTTATTAGTTTTTCGAAAACGAAGTTCTCTGCTATTGATAGATAAACACCGTTTCTTGCCCTAAATCTCCTCCCCCTTTCTTTTCCTTGCTCCCTGTATTTTTCATCGTTCCTCGTTTTATAGCGACGCAGTTCGTTTATTTTGCCTCTGTTCCTTCTGTAAAATTCTATCGACCAGATTCTTTGTTTCTCTTTATTTCTTATTCTCATATCTTCCATTATAACTCAAGCGTTCTTAAAAGGGCTGGTTCGAAGAAAGGGACACTCACAAGTGTCTTTTTCCTTCACGTAAATAAAAATCCCCGCACTTAATTACTCCGTAGAGTCCTTTCTTTGTAGGTTTTGAGCCTGTGGCAGTTGGAACAAAGTGTTCTTATGTTATACGGCGAATTGTCTTTATGGTTTCCGTTTATATGGTCTATGTCTAGTTGGGAAATATGTTCTGCGACAAATCCACACAGAGAACACGCATTCTCTCTAAATTTCTTGTACCACCTTCCATGCCCTTGCCACTCTGGTCTCTTCTGACTTTTTCTGCACAAGTAAACTCCGTGCTTTTTTATCAACTCCACTTCTCCGCAATTTAAACAGATTCCCTTCATTCTAGGTATATCTCTTTTCACCATCACATGAATCCATTTGCCCATATTTCTTATTATATTATAAAAACCCCCCTTTCAATAGGGGGGCTACAATGCCGCGAGGAGAACCCAGTTCCTTCCCGCATTGTTGGCAACGGCAGGCACTTGCAGGATTGAGATGTCCACAAGCACTACATTGCCACTCTGTTGGCGAAGCACATACTTTCATGCCCACCATCCTTTCGCTATTTAATTATACCAATAAAAAGACCCCAAATGGAGTCATTTCTTATTCCTCAGTCGCTCTCTTTCCTTCACAACGCCATACGCAATCAACATTCTAGAGCGCATTTCCTCGTCATATTGATGCGTCTGATACGCCTTTTCCTCAGCCCATTCCTTAAAGGCGTTCTTGTTTCCTGCGCGGTAAGCGTCTAGCGCTTCTTGCCAGCCAGGAGTTACGTCCTTATGGCACTTTTCGCAGAGCAGGGCGAGATTGCCAGGGTCATTTGTTCCGCCAAAGTGGCGAGCGCGAAGATGATGAACGTTTTGCTTCTTGTGCTTGTAAATCTTACGTCCACAATTCACGCATATCCATTCATCTCTCTTCCGGATTAGTTCTTTCTCGCTCTCAGACAATGGTTTAACCTTTGCCGTCCCGATTGGTGTTCCGCACTTACGGCAGGCTCCATCCCCCTTCTTATCCAGCCAATTCTTCGTTCCTCCGCAGAAGTTACAGAACCAGTATCGCCGTTTGGCCTTGAGCGAGGCAGGAATGAAAGCGAGGAACAAGAAACCGAGCACTAACCATACATAGTCCACATTATCCTCCTTGTTATGTGCCAACAGATTGAGTTTTTATTATCTGTTGCATAAGAAGTTAGATAAATAAGGAGTTTAGTTTCTCACGGGTAGCTTGACCTACGAGCCTCCCGCCGTTCCACCATAGTATCGGAGCAGAAGCAACTGAATACGCCCATTGGAATTTTGATACCGCTTTTTTTGTTATAAGTCCATAGTAGCCCGTGCTTTGTATTGTCTTCGGGAAGAATCCGAGTATCTTTAGCGCATTTTGCAGAGCCTTAATATCCGTTCCCGTTTGTCCAAAGCTCAAATCTTTTAAGAAAGTCCAGTGGAACTCTTGTAAACTATTTCCCGTCTGATTAACAACACCCTTTATCGCCGTCAAAATAGCATATCCCCAAGACAATCTTTTAAGATACGGCTCGTACTGGTCTTGTATATTCCACCACGCATTATCACGGTAGTTATAGAGCATAGTAGCGTGTTGACTTGCGCGAGAACCACAGGTGGTTATCGGGTCGTCTCTTGTCCACGGCTGGCATACGGGGGTTAGTATCTGAAGCGGAGCTTGGTGTAAATGTTGTTTAAGAACAGAAGAGAAAGTATCTTGCCCATCGTTTAAATAAACAAACTCGTAATTCACTTTAAATAATTCTAAGAACTTTTTCGCCTTCGCGATAAGCGTTAAAGATATGTCTGCATAATATTCATTCCAGTCCATCTCCGGAGTGAATGACCAATCCGATTCAGGAACCAATCCCTGAGTTCGTATGGTATCCCAGACATTCCAAGCCCAATTGCCTTGCGTGGTAGTACCGGATAGTTTTGCTATAAATCTATCGCTCGCGTTAAATACCCCGTCTTTAATAAATCCTAAGTCCTTCAGTCCTACGAGGGTTTGCGGAAGTATTGTGCCTGTCAGAATAAGTCTATTTATCTGTGTTTCTATGCTGTTGAGAGCGGAGAAAGATACACAGGCTTTCGTATCAAATTGTGGGTCGCTCTGATGTTCTCCCTGTCCAATATAAGGCGACCAGTCTCCGTTCGGAATAACAGACTCAAATGCTATCCCGCTTTCTCCTCCTGCTCGCCAGTCTGTCGAACGTACACTATCGCGTACACCTGTATTTCGGGATGTAAGGAGTTTCATATTCTTAGTATACGAGATTTTATTTTCTCAAGCATGGCTTCCAATTCAGAAACCGAAAACTGCTTTTTTATTTTAGAGAGTTCTACTAATTCATTATACTTCTTTGCGCCGAATTTCTTAATAAACCAATCGGTATAGTATTCCGGATATTCGTTGTGTAAAAAATTATGTCGCGAGCACTTTGCATTCTGATTAAACTCATTATACCTTACCGACCACTTCCCGCGCCTAATGAGGTGCCCATTCTGAAGTTTCTTTTTTGACCCGCAGATAACACAGGAATATCCATCTCTTTTCCGTACATACAGAGACCAGAGCTCGTCCAACTTTCTCTTCAGGTATTTAATGTAATAATTCTGTCCTTTTTTCTTTATTGTTTCAAGTTTCATATCAGGGGAACGGTTGTTTCTCTAATCCTCTGCTCGACTATCAGGAGACCCATTTCCTAAAGATTGCTACCCACTCATATTCCGTAACTGGTTGCACTCTAACAAATTGCCACCCTAGTCCACTGTTTAAATTTTCTTCATCCCCCGCTTCCTGAATAACTTGCTGGATATTTCTCATGTGGGGATTATAGACAAGGTGTTTGTAGATATTCCCCGAATCTCCCACTTCAGGACAATCGTGTATGTTCCAGCATTTATTACATCTCGGACAAAATCCAATTTCCTCCGGTTGTGTTTTTATTGTTCCAGCCACAGGCTTAAAATCCGTAGACCATTCTCCGCTTGTGCATTGACATTGATGTTTGGGAAGTTTGCAGTATTTACAATAACTAATTTGGTTCATGATTTTTATTTCTGAAAGTTTTTAATACTTCTTTTAATGCCGACAAAATTGGATTCTTTTCTTCACCGCCTCGTTCTTTATAAATCCAATGCTTCAGGCCGTTCATTTTCTCAGCGTCATATTTGCTCAATGTTTCTACTTTACAATCTTCGGGTAATGATTCATATTGCTTCCATCTCTTTAAAACTTGCCCTGCCAAATAAAGGTAAATATCTACCCAATCGTGTTCCAATGGCACTTTGCTTACCCGTGGCATGAGATACGCTAAACATTCCGCATCGCCGACAGTTTCTTCCTTTAATTCGAGTTTAACCATTTCAAGAAGTCCATTTATCATTCGCTCCGCTTTCACTTCATCAAGTAATCTTTTTGGCGGAATCCATTCAACATTCTCCAAAAGTATTGGTGTATTTTCTTTCTTCATAAAGATACATTCGGTTTTAATCTATCACTTTTACTTTTGTGCCGTCTTTTATCAACTTCCCGACTACAACACCATATTCCGTTCCTTCTTCCCACTGTCCGCACTTCGCGTCCAGTTCAAAGGCAAATTCCAACGCCTTCTCTTTCGTGTCGAAATTTCCTTTGGCATCTTTCGCGGATAAGGTCGGTTCTTTTATCGTTTCTTCGTCATCTCCCCATGCTTCCGCTATAACATCTCGAAAGACCAGCCAACGACCGTTATGTTCTATCACGAGGGTTTCGTTATTTTGGCTCATAGTTCTTGAGGTATTTCTTAATTCGCAAAGCGGAATCTTTGTCTTTGCATTTTCCACACCACCAATGCCCGTTAAATGCCCATCCTCCTCGCTCGGTTAATATCTTTTTACATACTCGGCATTTTTGGTTCTTTCGGGGTTTTAGCATTATTTATTAAGGGGTTAAAGAACTATTTCTTAGAATAAAACAAGTTGTATTTGATGGCGACTTCCATGGCTCTTTTGTTCGCCCATCAAGCCACTTTATGCGGCCCATTGACCGCATTTCTGCCCCAGCTTCTATGAGCATATTTATAAAGGCGTTCGTATTTATCATAATAACTACATTTTTACCTTTTTTATTCTCCCCTATGGCTTTACGAATGAATGCCGTTGGGCCCTTGCCAAACTTTCCATCGCTTTTTCTAAAAGGTGGATTGAGATAAACACTTTTACCCCATTCTGTTTCTGTTCCATCTATCCCATTGAAAGGATATGGACATGGGTCATAATCAAAGTGGAACTCATCGTCTAATACCTTATATATTTCGGGTGGAGTTATCCAGTATTTTTTTGTTTCCTCTTTCATAATATGTTTCTTGGTTTCAACATAGTATCTTGTAATTCATGGAGCGAATATACCGTCGCTCCTTCGGTTGAACCCTTACTTCGTGGACGGCTTTGGTGGACTGCCGCGCGGCGGTTGTGGAGCTTTCGGCGGCGTAGGTCGTGTTTTTTGATTCGCGTACATTTCCATCCACCTCCTTTCCTAAAGATTCGGTGGGTTCAATGGTGCCGGCTTTATGCGGTCAGTTTAGTAACCACTCGTTCCACCAACACTGTTCAACTCACTTTCGTTGCTCTTAACTTTCTCTCTTTATATTTCATAAGCCATTCCGATAGGATATCTTCACCTTCGGCATAATTCTTTCCGTCTTTCTTCCACCATTTCTTTTTTAGTTGCTTATTCAAATGTTTTATCAAATCCTCTCTGTCGGCGCGGAACAAGAATGTTTCTTGGCACTTCGCGGCATCCTTTTCACACTTATCCCAATTCTCGTTATCTTTATAACTCCATTCCCGATTCTGATATGCGTGGCGGAACTCGTGAACTAAACAAGAAGCAAGCCAATTATCTTCGCAATCAAGATAACCTCTCTCGACTACCAGCGTTTTATCTTGTTCATATAATCCGAAACCATTTCCTCTTGTTGGCGTTATCAGAATCGTTTTCAACCCCTCGTCTTTTTTTACAATCATATCCAAACACTTCCGCATTTTCACAAGTAATGATTTTGTCGGGGAGATTATCTTTATACCTTTATGGGTTTGTTGGTAAAAAGTGTTCATTCCATCAAGAACCTTGAACTTTCTAATATCTTCTTCTGTGTATTTGTTCATGTTAGTTTTTTAACCTCACTATCTCTAATCTCACATGCTTACGAACCGCCCCCGCTCCTACTCCTACTCCTACTCCAGCTCCAGCTCCAGCTCCTACTCCAGCTCCCGCTCCTACTCCCACTCCTACTCCAGCTCCCGCTCCTACTCCCACTCCTACTCCAGCTCCCGCTCCTACTCCCACTCCTACTCCAGCTCCAGCTCCCGCTCCCGCTCCAGCTCTGCGGGGTTACCCACCACACTATATTATTGTTTCCAATCACAGCAATCGTCATTTTTGTTCAGTTGGCAATTTATGCGTCCATTTGAAGAAATCAACCACCGTGTCAAGATTGACAAATGCATCCCCAACCGGCTCTACCTCGTTCAATGTTCCATCTTTTATCGCGTTCATAAATCTGCCGCTATCTGCGACCCATGAAGCATTTTTCAAGAACGCAAATCTTCCGACTATCTTTTTTACCTCTCCGACTGTGTGATACGTAACCGTTCGGAAATAGTATTTGCCCCCGATTAAATCTTCGTATGTATTCACTTCTTTTCCCCCGTCCGCCTCTATTTGTTCCTTAATTTTTCCCCACATCTCTTCGCTAATTTCTATTATCTTGCTCATAATAAATTTATTCTTACTTACGACTTAATTTTGTATAGCATCTTCCGTATCTCTGCAAAGAATATCACCACCCACTTATCGTCTACCGCCTTATAGTATGAATCGTAGAGGCGGGACATCATTGATTCAATGAGTGGGTCATTCATTGCTTTAGGTGCCACCCGGTGGCAAATAATTCTCGCTGCACCGCCATCGGATCGGTTGGACGGTATAGCCCAAGACCGTTCTGCACTTCCTGCGCCCGGCGTAATATCGACGACGGTTCGGCGCAATGAAGTATGAAGTATTTTCGCTGGTCCTCGGTCAAGTGAAGCCCCTGAATATCCCAGAACTCAAGGTATAGTTTCTTAAATGAATCCCTCGTTTCCGGCTTTGTCCGCAGTATCTCCTTGACCATATCCTGCATTTTTTTGATGTTCATTTGGATCTATGAATATCTTGCATAGCCCGGCCGTTTTGTCTGACGATTTTGATCGAACATTAGCCAACGATTCACTTATGCCGCACTTTCGGCAAGTAAACACGAACTGTTTGCTCTTTTTATCCCAATCCATTCGGTACTCATGGTCGGATTTGCAGAGTTCTGTCATTGTTTTAGAAACCTACCGCAATTAGCGCACCTTTTCCAATCCTCCAATTCCTCGTGTTGGCATGGCGATCCTCGCTTTGATTCGGCGACCGCTTGTTCAAATTCCCCGGTGGGCAGCGAGTACGCCTTGTGAAGCCACTCCTCTGCATTATTGTCCGATACCACCGGGAGTAATCTGATGAGCCGCGTATAGTCGATGTCCAATTTATCGGACATTTTTGATTCGAGAACGCCACCGAAGATTCGGTAGATTTTCATGCAGTTATAGGCGGTCGTCCTCCCGAGTCGGATTTCCTTTAAGAAGTCGTCAAATGTTTCGATGTGGTTCCCGGAGTATTTCCAGCCGCGGTTCTCGGACAACAGAGACAGGCACTTTCCGATGACGAGGAAGTTCCGAACGATGTTGTGCTTCGCTTCGTCGATCAATCGGACTATCTTATTGGCCTCTGATGCGCCAATGGGTAGATTTTTCATATTAATAAGGGATTTCGTCACCCAACTCTTTCGGTCCGTCTTCCAACGGATCACCTTCGATTTCGATCGGATAAATGAGTGTTCCGTCTGATTCATCTAATTTCCTCTGCTTCTCTTTCATTCTCGATACAATGTCGGTAACGGGAGTTTTCGAGGAAAGTTCTAACAATTCTTCGTTTGTAAGCGGAGTTCTTGCTGGACGTGGGGTTACCGAATATACCACCTCTTTCGTTCCCGCATTCGTGGCGTTGATAACGATATCGTACGGCATGGGCACTTCGTCGAACGAGAAATCTTCGTTGTTCTGAAGATCCGCTACCGCCTGAATAACCTTATAGGGGAAATTCGCCGTCTTTATCTTTCCATCCGCACGATCAAGCACCCAAACCACCCACTTCTTTCCCGGGACCTCGTCTTTTTTATCGTGTCGCGGGCAACCATTCTTAATGCCGTAACACGTTGCCGGCTTTGCGCCTTTTCCGAGAAAGTGCGATAGAACGATTGCGCTTTCCGATAGTACACGAACGGCGTTCCTTCCCTCGACAAACTTAAATCTTTCGTTTGTGAAAGATCCATCCCCTTTTAATTGCTCGCTAAAATTGTATTTTGCCATTACTCTATATTTTTAATTACTTCCGACGGTTTATTTTCTTTTCGTTTCATATAGTTTATCCATTTACTTACTTTGAGCGCGGAATAGAACGAGTCCCGGTCAAACTCATACGGAGAATCAATTTCGCGAACCTCTATTGTGTTTTCGATCATCGAGTAGATATGAGATTTCTTATCCCATTCTTGCTTTTCTAGCGTCTTCGGTAGGCGCACGATTATTCTTTTGTCGAATTTGATATCGTATTTCTCGAACGTTGCGGCGTAGCCGGCGGTCTGCAACGAATACTCCTCGCTAATATGCGAGGCGAACTTCGCATCGATAAGCGCGAGATCCCCGGACCTCATCTTTGCAACCGCATCAAGCGTTCCCGCATATTCTTTTTCTACGTCACATACCCTCGCTTCCGATAAAATCCAGTAGTCCACCTCTTTTTCTGCCCATTCTACGAACTGCTTTAGTGGTCTATCAAGCTTTCCTTCGGGTAGTTGCGGTAATATCTCAAATCGAATCTTTGCCTTGATGTACGCCTCAATCCACTCGTGTCCTTCTTTCCCGTCGAGTAACGCTTCCTTGCTCTTTCGGAAACTCGCGCCTTTTGCTTCCTTGAGAATGGCGAGGTACCTTTCTACATCGGTTTTCTTTTCGTCTGATGCGAGGTTACGGATTTTTTCGAGCATCTTCTCCGCTTCTTTCGTATCTCCCGGGAAATCGGAATACCCTAAATCCTTAACTGCTTCTTTCGCGCCCCATGCGGCGAGCCAATCTTTCGGATAGATTCCCGATACGCTTGTTGTGCCGGCGAGCCATTTGCCGTCGGAAAGGCGAGTATAGTTGTGCGATTCGTCAATAGATACTTTCGCCATCATATCGTTGATCGCATCTCGGATTTTATCCTGTAGATTGATTCTCTCGATAAGCGGTCGAATCAGCGCCTCGGTTTCTTTTGTATATTCCATTTGTTTTTATACTAATGCGTATACCTTCGAGCAAGTTTCGTCGTGCCCGAGTTCGACCGTTGCATCGAATCCCTCCGTATCCTCTACTGCGCTTTCCGTTATTTTGTTTCCGCAAATTTTGCAGAACATCTCGATCTCGGTAGCGGAAATCAACTCTTTCATTTTGCGAATTTCGCACTGATTTCTTGGGTCTTTTGCTGTCCGACTCACCCGGGTAAGAATAATCATCGCACCAACCTTGAAACTTTCATCTAAGGTATCGAGCATATATGCAAGATCCTCTTTTGATACTCCGGCTATGTTCTTAGCGATTTCCTGCATCTTTTCTTTTAGGCACATGTTGTTATAATACTAATGACTTAATTGTTTTTACGACGCTTAATGAAACGGGTTCGCGCCCGTTTTCATTTTTTACTTGGATAAACTTTTTTGAATCCCGTGTTCCCGATAATCTGCCGAACACGCTCTCTGCATAGTCCATATTTATCCCCGATCGACTGTAACGTGTAATACATTCCGGTAATCGGGTCTATGGTGTTTCGTAATTTTATCATCTCCTCTTGCTGCGCCACGTTTCTTGCTTTTGTTGATCTTTTCATTTCTCTTGAATTATATCTATATGTCAAATGTTGTCAACCATGTATCTGTGGATAACAAAAACCCAATGAAATCGCTATAAATCGGGTCTATTTACGCTTGCCACCACCGCTTTCTTGTCTACCGCCTCAATTCCCGTATGGCACTTCCCGCACCACCGAAGTTTCTCGCCGGACATCTTTACAAGTACCGTTGCGTCTTTTTCTAAACAAAAAGCACAAAGACGATTCTGCGGTTTATCGGGTTGATCGTCGATTTTCTTATGCACCGTTTCGAGTGTCCATGACAATCCCTTTTTGTCATACTCGTTCTTTAAGAATTTGATCGTGGATTCGATTTTCGGTAGTTCGTAATCAACCAAGTTGGTCGCCGGGCGGAACTCTCTTTTTAACGCCTTCCGAGCCATATCGACACTATCGAAAGTAAAACCTTTCCCTTCCCAATAAAGAACGATTATTTGAATATGCTTCTGAGCCGATTGCTTCATCTTCTCGATATAGTTCTTAAAGGAAAACTCCTGTGGCGTAGCCACTGTATTATCTTTGTATATATATTCTTCTTCGTTACCAACTGGTGACACCTTTCCAGTCACCAGTTGACACCTTTCGCCCTTTAAGGTGTCAACCATTGACACCTTTTTGCTTTTATAGTACGCGAGGTTTATTTCCCAGAGATCGACGATTTCGTATTCGCGTACTAGTTGGGATGTCTTCCCCGACTTCCTTTGCCCTATCATTCTTATCCAACCGCGCTTTTCCAACGACTTTCGATATTTAATAACCGTGTTCTTTGAGCAGCCCATGCTTTTCCCGATATATTCCGGGGAAGCCCAACAGGTCCCGTTCTCGCTTGCGATTCGTTTCATTACGAGATAGAGGCTTTGCTCGTATGCGCACGAGTGATTTACGACATAATACGGGATCATAGCGAAATACTTTCGATCGCCGCTATTATCTACATATTTATCCTTCATTTTCTAGTTTTCGGCCGTTAATAAAAATCGGACTGGTAGCGCCCACCGGTCAAGCGATGAGCGCAACCACTCCGATTATTTTCCGCTTGGCCGGAATAGCAATATCAATATACGCTAAGTCCCGATAAAAAGTCAACTCCTCAAAATGTTCAATAATTGGACATTTGACAACGCAAAATCGTTGATTTACAATACAACCTTATGGGTATCTTTTACTCATCTCTACGGGTGGGAAAAAACGGGAAGCCGTTTAAGATGTTCAAGTTCCGCACCTTAAAAGAGGGAACGGACAAGACAAGTTCGTTCGCCCAAGAGGACCAATATACTCGTTTCGGTAAGTTTCTCCGCACTTTTAAAATAGACGAACTGCCGCAAATCTGGAATATCATCAAAGGAGATATGGCGATTGTAGGGCCGAGACCTGAGGAGGAAAAATCGATTGGTGTAATACCAGAGGATTTGCACAGCGTCATTCTCAGTGTAAGGCCCGGGCTAACCGACCTCGCTTCGCTTCACTTTTTTGAGGAGGAAAAGATGCTTCAGCAAAGCGTTGATTCCTCGTACGACTATTGGACTAAGATAAAACCGATCAAAATAGTTCTTCAGATTTTTTATGTTCAGAATAAGAGTTGGTTTTTGGACGCGTGGATTATCTGGCGGACATTTACAAAAATAGTGGGAAAGATTTTTAAATAATGAAACGACTTCGTGAGTCGGCGTTGAACACCGGAAAAGAGTACGATTGTATATTTAAACAGCGAAGCATTGACGGCGCCAACTCTTATGACATTGATCGCTGGAATAAGTTGCTGAGTAGATTCCGGGGTGGGCGATTTGTCGACTTGGGGTGTCTCGATTCTCTTGCCCCCATACTCGCAAAAAAGAAGTACCCGACATCAGATATATGGGGATTGGACTGCGCCAGAGAATCTATGGAGTTCCTCGCAAAAACGTGCCCAGAGATAAATTATCTATATGGCGATGTATACGAAAATATGTTCCCCGATAATTATTTCGATTACGCGATCGCCGGAGAACTTATGGAACATTTGGAGTTCCCCGAACGGTTTGTTGGGGAAACTTTCCGTTCATTAAAGATCGGCGGGATTCTTGCGATATCGGTTCCGAAAGGAGAAACCGAAGCTGGCGAGGTAGACGGAGAACGACATATTTGGTCTTTCGAGAAAGTCGATGTAAAGAATTTATTAAATCCGTACGGGAAAGTACATATAACGGAGATGCGAAGTATTTTATTTCCGTTCTATGAGTACCGATTCCCGACGATAGTAGCGTTCTGCCAAAAACGATGACATACGTAGAGAGGGCGAAAAAGATACGGTTAAAGGTTTTGGACATGGTATACAAGGCGCAAACCTCGCATATTGGGAGCAATTTTAGTTGCGTGGATATTCTGACTGTTTTATTTAATAAGTGCGATCGTGCGATCGATAGATTGGTTATATCGAAGGGCTGGGTCGCCGCGACGGCATACGCCCTTGCGGCAGAACACGGTATCATACCCGAAAAAGATCTCGATACTTTCTGCCAAGACGGAAGCAAGTATATCGGACTGGTAGAGCCTTTGGGATTCTGGGGGTGCGAGTTTGCGGGTGGGAGCATGGGGCTTGGATTTCCGGCGGCGGTCGGCATGGCTCTCGCCAAGAAAATAAAAGGAGAAAAGGGGAGGGTTTACTGTCTTATGAGCGACGGGGAAATGGCGATAGGAACGACGTGGGAAAGCGCCTTAATCGCGGCGCACCATAGATTAAACAATCTCGTTGTGATTGTAGATAATAACGGGCTTCAGGCGATGGGGCCCACCGATTCCGTTCTTAATCTCGGGGATCTCCGGGAGAAGTGGGTAGCTATGATGTGGAATCTGATGGGCGTAGATGGACACAACACCGAACAAATAGATACGGTTGTCGATTATCTGGAAAGAATGAGCGAAAACGAAGAAGCTCCGATGGTTATGATTGCAGATACAATCAAGGGCAAGGGAGTTTCTTTCATGGAAAACAATAATTTTTTTCACTACAAAAACCTGTCGGGGGAAGAATACTTAAAGGCGAAAGCCGAACTTGAAAATGGGTGAAATAATCAAACAGCAAGATTCTCGCAGAACGTTTATCGATACTCTTATTGAACTTGCCGAAAAGGATAAGGCTATTTGTCTAATTATCCCGGATGTAGGATTCAATTATGTCGAGGAGTTTTCTAAAAGATTCCCGGATAGATTCTACAATTTCGGAGTTACCGAGCAATCGACCGTGCTTATCGCGGCGGGAATGGCTTTATCGGGCATGAAGCCGTATTTATACAGCATGATAAATTTTGTCGCCTTCCGACCGTTCGAGATGGTACGAAATGGTATCGCGTTACACAAAGCGAACGTAAAACTTCTCGGCGTAAAGGGAAGCGAGAAATACCGTTTTTTGGGCTTCAGTCATAACATGGTGTTTGATGATGAAGATTTATATCACTTAAAGCCATATATGGATTGCTTTGTTCCGAAAACAAACGAGGAGGTTCGGCAAACAATTATCGAAACGTATCAGTCGGAAAAACCCTCGTATATCCGACTGTAGTTTGGAAAGATAAAATTAGTATCTGGTTCATTAAAAGTCGATGTTGGGAGAAAAGAATAATGGGGAAAGACGGTAGGTTTATATGAAAAATTTTAAAGTTGACTTTATCAATTCCAGTTACCGTCGCTACTATCAGTCGCACAAAGACGAGATCGATTACTCTCTCCAAAAGTGCTTATCTACCGGGCAACTAACACTGAGAAAGGATTTATGGGATTTGGAAAAGAGGTTTGCGAAGTATATCGGAACGAAGTACGCAGCCGGTGTGAACAGCGGAACCGACGCGCTTTTCTTGTCGTTACTCGCATTGGGTGTCGGTCCGGGAGATGAGGTGATTACGGTTTCAAATACGTTCATTGCCACGATTCAGGCGATCATTCATACCGGCGCCACTCCGATTCTTATCGATGTTGGGGAAGATGAACAAATGAACGTCGATCTGTTGGAGGGGGCAATCACAAGCAAAACGAAAGCGATTGTTCCGGTTCACTATACGGGTTCAATGTGCGATATGGATAGAATCACCGATATTGCATCGGAGAAAGGGATATTTGTTGTGGAAGATGCTTGCCAGGCGGTCGGCGCAACCCAGGGAGGAATAAAGGCGGGCGCGTTTGGACATCTGGGTTGTTTCTCATTCAACACCGCGAAGCTTATGGGTGGTTTATGCGATGGTGGTATGGTAACCACAAACAGCCGGGAACTATACGAAAAGATTTGTCTACTGAGAAACCATTGGAACGTTCATCAGTTAAGCGTAGATCGGAACGACTATCCTCAGCCCGAGGAAATGCAATGGGCTTGGAAATCGAGGTTATCTAACTTAAACGCCGCGTTCCTGAATATAAAATTCAAGTATCTTAAACAACTCTTAAACGCGCGAAAGGATATTGCGAATATATATCTTTATCGGCTCGCCGACACGCCATTGATACTTCCACACGATTCTCCCGGGAGAGTGTGGCAAGAGTTTCACATTAGGGTTAAAAACAGGGCTGAATTTGCAGCATACTTGACCAAAAAATGCGTGGAAACCCTCACACGAGACACTATTCCCAACCACCGCATGAAAGGACTTAATTTGAGTCATTTCGATCTTCTCGTTACAGACACGATGGCGGCGGAAATCACAAGGTTGCCTTTGTATCCGGAGATGCACATAAGCGAAGTCGACTACGTTATAAAAACCATACATGGATTTTTCAAATAAAACTGTCTTAGTTACGGGAGCCGCCGGATCGATCGGGGGTGGACTTTCCCGAACGATAGCGAAACTCAAACCGAAACTCCTTGTGTTGCTCGACAATAACGAATCGGGTTTGTTTGATATTTATGAAGAGTTGAAAGAGCAATGCGATGTTGATTATGTGATTGGAGATATACGCGATTTGTCGTCAATACGGGAGGTGTTTACGTTCTTTAAACCGAATATCGTATACCATGCCGCGGCGTATAAACACGTAGTTCTTATGGAGCGGTATCCGACCGAGGCGTATGAAAATAATGTATGGGGAACGGAGGTCGTGTCTATGTGTGCGAAAGATTGTGGCGTAGAGAAGTTTGTTCTTATTTCTTCAGACAAAGCGGTTAATCCTGTGTGCGTAATGGGTAAAACGAAGAAAGAATGTGAAGATATGTGTTTGCGAAGCAACAACGAATATGGAACGAAGTTTATTGTCGTTCGATTCGGGAATGTGATGGCAAGCCGGGGAAGTGTTGTCCCAATCTTTCAGAAATGTATTCAGGAGAATAAATCATTACCAGTTACTCATCCCGACATGGAACGTTACTGGATGGGAATTTATGAGGCGGCTGATTTGGTTTTAAAGGCGACAGAGATCGGAGAGGGCGGCGAGATATTCGTATTGGATATGGGTGTTTCCATGAAGATTGTCGATCTCGCCAAGATGATGATAAAACTATCCGGGAAACCTCTCGATATCGTATTTACCCACCCGAACGAGGGGGAAAAGATGTCGGAGATCTTGATGACCGAGGAGGAGGAGAAAAGGGCGGTTAAAGTTGATGACATGTGGATTATAAAATGACGGCACAATCATTTGAGTATTGGAAAAACAGGGAGATAAAAGATAATAAGAGGGATTGGGAAGCTAAGGGAGAAAATTGGATACAGGATTATTGGAAATCAACTAGCCACCCCCACAGAAAACTGATAACCGATAAGATGCGCGAATTAAGCCCGCGATCCGTTCTTGAGGTCGGTTGTAATTGCGGCCCGAATTTGTATTTGATAAAAGCGTTATTCTCGAACGTATCGGTTATCGGGATAGACGCAAACGAAAAGGCGATAGAGATAGCAAGAGAGAAGTTGTCTGGAGAATTTATCGTTGGAGATTTTACCAAGGGGTTGCCGTTTGAGGATAAATCCATTGATGTTATTTTGTCCGACGCGGTTATGCTATACGTTGACAAAAACAAGATAGCGAGGGTTGTGAATGAATTGGTGCGGGTCGCCAAGAAGGCGATTATATTCGTAGAATGGTACGATATCTCGGAATACGGGAAATTGGTAAACTTCCATTGGGCGCGGGACTACACAACGCTTTTAAATCATAAAGGGTGGTACGTCGTTCACCATAAATTAACACACGAAGAATGGCCGAATACGAGTTGGGAAAAATATGGAGTCATGTTTACGGCTATCCCAAGAACACCGACCGACTAAATACATATCTTTGTTGTTCTTCGTCGGTTGCGAATTTTGAGGAGGAGTTGCTTAAAAAGACCGGGCTTCCGAAGTGGTCTTTTCGTAACATACGAGATGTGGCGATATTCGTAGGACTTTACCATCCGATCGATTATATAAAGTTCTTGATTCACCGCGGTCCGAAAATGGTATTCTGGTGCGGAAGTGATATCTTACAATTGTCCAACCATTGGACTTTCTGGATTAAGCGCGAGAAGGCGATTCATTTTTGCGAGAATATCATAGAGGAATTGGAATTGATTAAAAAGGGAATCCCGTCGCATATCAAGCCGAGTTTCTTCGGTGGCGCGGATAAGTATCAGATAAGTTATAAGTGTCAGCCAAATCCTAAGGTTTTCATGTGCGTTCATAAGAGCAGGGAAGACGAATATGGATTGTCGACCTTGGAAAACGAGATCGCACCTAAAGTACCTGATGTTTTCTTTTACGTATATGGAATTGATAAGCCGAGTCATCATAATATACAATACAAAGGTTTCGTACCAAACGAGCAATTCGACAGAGAGATTAGTGGCTACCAATGCGGATTGAGATTGAATAAGTTTGACGGATTCAGCGAAGTAACGGCGAAATCGATTCTTCTCGGTCAGTATCCGATTACGAGGGTTCAGTACCCGAGAATAGATTACGCGCCAACGATTGCAAAAACGATCGAACTATTAAAAAAACTTAAAAACAGAGGTCATGCGAATAAAGAGGCGAGTTATCATTGGAGGGGAAAATTAACAAACTTTCTACAATGACGGAAGAAACAAAACAAGAGGGCGCGGTCGTCAAGTCGCTACATTTCGTATTGATTCCGGTAACGGGGGTGGGGTTATATCAGGGATTCAGGGGGCAGGATTGGTACGAATATCGGCTCAAGATATTTAAGGAATTTACACTCAAGAGTTTACAACAGCAGACTGCCAAGGCTTTTATTCTCTGGCTCACATTACGACCGGAAGAAGAATTTAACCCCGCCACGCAGGAATTGCGTGAATATCTACAAAAAATAGATATGCCGTATGTCATGACATTTGAGGGACTTATGTACTTTGACGATAAGTTTGCCGCAGAGGGAATCGCCAATGGTTTCAAAAACGTTGCGAGGATGGCAAGACGCGCCATTCTTTCCAGGGATATAAAGGGATTCTTTAAGGGAATGAGGGAGTTGCTGATCAACAAGAACAAGACGCTTCGGGCAAGGTTGGGTAGGGCATTGAGTTATCTTAAAGCATCGTTTTCTGACGTGGATTATGTCTATGTAACACGCATCGATTCAGACGATATATTCCACAAAGACGCGATCAAAGAAGTTCAGGCGTGTAAACCGTTTGCCGGCGCCCTCTCGTTCAGAATTGGATATGTATATAACAAGGACACGAAAGAACTCGGATATTGGAGACCGGGAACAAACCCACCGTTTTATACGATTATCTTTGACAAGGATACGTTCTTCGATGTAGATAAGTATCTCGAATACTATAGCGGCGCATCGTTCATGCACGTTCCGTTCCATAGCCACGAAGACGTGATCGAAACATGGAGAACATACGGGCTGAGCGAGGGGAAATACTGCGTTCTCGTTCACAATTACGGGCATCAAATAAGTACAGTTTGGAATCACCCGTTTAGACAAGGCGAGATCGTCGCAAACAAGGAAAAGATATTAAAAGAGTTCGGTATCGAAGCATAAACCATGAATATAGGCATATTCGGATTCGGGGAAGCTGGGAAAGCAATAGCGTCCTTTTGCGACGCGGTATACATAAAGGACATCGATAGCGATTCGCTCCCAAGAGATATTGATATTCTTCACGTATGTATTCCGGGGAATACGCCTAATTTTGTCGATCTCGTAAAGGAGATCGTTGATACGCACAGGGTGGGATATATCGTGAATCACGCCTCAACGCCAATCGGAACGACCGAAAAGATATCAAAATTTCACGAAAGAGTGGTTCATAGCCCTATTCGCGGCGTACATCCGCATTTGGCGGAAGGGATACGGACATTCGTAAAGTTTGTCGGAGACGAGGATTTTGAACTGAAAAACGCACTTTATATAGCCGGACACTTTATGGAAATAGGCATACCAAATGCGATGATTGTTCGAGGCACTAGGGCAACTGAGGCCCTTAAACTATGGGACACAACCCAATACGGGTGGAATATAATTTTGGAGAAAGCAATTCATAAGTGGTGCGAAGATAATGGGCTATCGGTTTATTTCGATACGATTTATTCATTGGCGAATGAGACGTATAATCAAGGATATAGAGAATTAGGCAGACCAGAGGTCGTGCGCCCGTATTTAAAGCACATGGAAGGGAAAATCGGTGGGCATTGTATTATGCAAAACTGCGAATTACTCGGGGGCGAGATCGCGGAAATCATAAAAAAGTATAATGAAACAATCTGATGGAAAAAAAGTAGATAAAGGGGGAAGACCGCCCAAATATAACGGAGAAACAATAAAAAAAGCGCAAGAATATATAGATTCGTGTGTAGACGATATTGATATAGATGAGAAGGGCAGGCCGGTGACGATAAAGGTAAACCTCCCCAAAGCGGAGGGATTAGCATTGTATTTAGGAGTGCGAAGGGAAACGCTATACGATTGGGCTAAGAAACACAAAGGGTTTTCTAACGTATTGGAATCCTTGAATCAAAGACAGGCACAGAAGTTGATCGATAGTGGACTATCGGGAACGTATAATTCAACCATTGCAAAGCTGGTTCTCGCCAAGCATGGATACAAGGAGAATCTAAACATCACTAACGCCCCCGACTTCGACTTTGATGAAAAGTCTTAAATGGAAAAAATGGTGGAACGATTGGGCGAACTTCTCGGAGATCCAAAGGCAAGCGGAGAAAGCGGTAGATGAACATGACTATATCCTGTATGGTGGCGCCGCCGGAGGAGGAAAGAGTTATTGGCTAAGGAAGTACCCGATCAAGTTTTTAATTGAGAAGTGTTTTAACGAATACAGACTTAAAGGTGTTCGCGCCGGTCTGTTTTGCGAAGATTACCCGACGCTTTGGGATCGGCATATCAACAGGATTCCGTATGAGTTTCCGATGTGGCTCGGGGAATATAAAGGGCAGACGCACGAGTTTGTTCTCAATCAAAAGTATGGCGGTGGCGTGATTGCCTTTCGTAACCTAGACGATCCCTCGAAGTATATGTCTTCGGAGTTCGCTATGATCGCCGTAGACGAGTTGACCAAGAACAAGAAACAAACGTTTGACTTCCTGCGTATGCGTAAGAGATGGACGGGAGTGCCGCGAACAAAGTTCATCGCGGGTACAAACCCCGGAGAGATAGGCCATGTATGGGTAAAGGATCTCTGGATAGATAAGAAGTTCGACGAGAACGAGCAAGAGAAGGATCAGTTTGTTTTTATTCCCGCAAAGGCGACGGACAATAAGTATCTCGACCCGTCGTACTTCCGAACATTGGATTCGTTACCGGAGAATCTACGCAAAGCATATCGGGATGGTAATTGGGATATATTCGCGGGGCAATACTTCGATGAATGGGATATGCAGAAGCACGTTGTTGAGCCGTTTGAGTTACAAGAGTATTGGCATAAGTTTAGATCATACGATCACGGAAGAGAAAACCCGGCATGTATGGGGTGGTACGCGGTCAACGGAGACGGACAGGTGTATAAATATCGTGAGTTATATGCAAAGGGTCTCAATGTAGATCAGTTGGCAGAGGAGATCAATAGGCTATCCGCTGGGGAATCGTATCAGTACTCTGTAGCCGATCCGTCTATCTTCGCCAATCAAGGGTTTGTTGATAAGTTCGGCGGCCAGACGTTGGCAGAGACGTTCGCAAGATACGGGATCACCTTCTATCCCGCGTCAAATAGGCGCATAGATGGGTGGAATATCATGCATCAGTATCTCCGGTGGGACGATACCACAGAGCCAAAACTTAAGTTTTTTAGCACATGTACGAACTCCTTGCGAACTATCCCAGCTTTGATACACTCTGATATACGCCCGGAGGATATGGATACGAGAGGAGAGGACCATGCGGCGGATGAGTGCAGGTACTTTCTCATGAGTCTCCATGAACGTTTGGGTCCGAAGGTCTTAACAGAAGTCGAAAAAAAGATTATAATAATGAAACAAAAGTATGGTGAGTAGTGAACTGGCCGAGTTCACATGACAGAACAACCTACGCCTAATTTCGATATACAAAAGGAACTGACCGATAGCGAGCGAGAAGATTTTAAATTTGTAAAGGACAGGATATACGACCTCCAGCGGTCGCAAGACCCGGCGATAGAGAAAGTATGGAGAGACGCGGATAAGGACTATATACCTCATCGATTCCAGACAAAGGGAAGGAGGGTAATAGCAACGGACGAGGATAAGGGATGGAGGGGTACGATGGTTACGCTAGGCGCGAGCGAGTGGCAATCCGATATCTCGCAGCCGAATCCGTATACGAAGATACAGACGGCCCTTTCGTTATTGGTAGACCAGAATCCTTCTGGGGTGTTTTCGGCTACGAGCAAGAAGTACCAAGCAACCTCGAAGCTGATGGAACAACTCTATCAGAGGAGCTGGGAGTATGCGAAAAGCAAGCAACAGTTAAAGTTGTTTGTTTTTAATTTGGCGAAATATGGATGGTCAGCTGCGCGAACGTTTCCGCTTCGTATCGCAAGAAAGACAAGGGTACTTGTCGAATACGATCCCGAGAATCCAGATAGGAATAAATACGAAGAAAAAGAGGTGGTGGAGTTCAACGATATCTTCCGAGAGAATCTTGATGTATGGAATACGTGGGTAGACGATACGGCTAAGCCGGGAAATCAGTTCTCGATTAGAGACTGGTCGTGGAGGAAAGTATACGCATGGGACGCTGCGGAGGAAGAGTTCGGCTCGTATCCAAACTGGAAGTATGTCAAGCCGGGAGGAAATACCGATCTCAAGTTAAAAGGAGTAAAAGCAAATAAAGAGTATAAGGAGAGCAAGCTCGTCGAGGTCCTATTCTACGAGAACAGATTAAAAGACCTCTTTATGGTTATTGCCAACGATATCCCGGTGGTTATCTCTCCGCTCCCTATTTCCGACAACGCTGGCAACAAGAAACTATCTCTCTGGCAAGCGATGTGGTCTCTGCGTGATACGGATACGATTTATGGCATTGGGATGTACGAGTCTATGCGAAACGACCAAGATTTGCTCGATAGGATTCGCAACATGACAATCGATCAACTTACGTTATCGATTTATAAGATGTTCTTTTATCAAGGGACGCAGATGCTCTCGGAGACAGGGGATNTCAAGGTTACTCCTGGCGTTGGAAAGCAAGCACTTGATCCGAGCAAGATAAACTGGTTGCAGGTTCCGGGTCCTGGAGCCGAAGCGTGGAATGGATTGGATAGATTCAAGCAAGACGTAGATAAGAGCTCCGGTATATCCGATACGCTAGAGGGAACGATCACCGGAAAAACAGCATTTGAGATCGCGCAAGCGAAGGAAGCGGCGCTCAAGCGGTTAAAGATACCGCTGGATAATATACTCGATGCGTTGAATCAAGACGGTTATATTACCGTATCGCTTATACAGACGCTCTATTCCATCCCGGAGACATACGAGATCGCAGACGTGAATCTTATCGACGAATATATGTCGGAGGTTGACGGAGATGCGGAGTTGTTTGATATTAAGAATGGTAAGTTCACCGCAAAGGTATACCCAGAGTTCCCACTAAATCTCAGTAAAGACGAGAAGGGGAATCTCGTAGAAACAAAAGACACACAGTTCTTCAGGATAAAGCCAAGCGGACTTAAGTGGGAGGGGATTATCAATATCAAATCACAATCAATCCTTACGCCATCGAAACAAGTAGACAAGGCGTTAGAGCAAGAGATGTATAATATGTTGATTCCTTTGCTTGCTCAAGACCCCTCGATTTATTCCAAAATAGCCAAGAGTATCGTCAAGCTATACGAAAAAGACCCGAAGGATATTCTTCCGGAAGCATGGCTGCAAGACGGCGCCCAGCAACAATCACCGATGGACCAATCTCTTATTGTTCCGAAGAATCAGGCACAACAAGGGACGCCGGGCACGACGAATCAAATGCAACCGACACCGAATATGACTCCGCAACAGGCGCCAACGATGAACGCCTCCACACAAGCACCACAGCAACCTCAAGGAATAGCGCAACAGATTATGTCGCGACTTTCGCAGCCGTTTAGAAAGGTATAAACATGCTAACCAAAACAGAGGAACAGCAGATATTGCACTTGCTTAAAAGCCCGAATTGGATAACCGCAGAACGATTCGTAGAACATGTGTGTGATGCGTGGTCAAAGGATACGACCGTACGGGATACCGAATGGGATACGATACGAACGACACTTACGAGGGACGGAAAGATTCAAGGGGTAAGAGAATTTATCCAAGAATTGTACAAAGTAGCCCAAAAAGCCAATGACACGATTTGAAACCATACTGCAGTTAACAAAGATAGTAATAGGATTCGCCGGTCTGTTGATTCTTATTTATATGGCTCTTAAATTTAAATGCTAACCAATCATCAAAAGTGGCNTATGTTAGACGAGAACGGAAAGAACNCCTTTATTGCGGAGGTGAATTGGGACGAATCGGATGAACGAACCAATAAGTGTAAGATAGTAAAGTTTACGCTTACGGACGGAAAGGAGGTATTTGTTAAGAAGGAGAACCTTTATACGATGTTATTTGCAATGGGGTCTCCCGAAGAACAGCAGAAAATGGTGCCACAGAAGGTTACGAAAGTACGCGCATACGAGACGGTATTGGGAATCAAAGCGACAAAAGATATCCACAAGGGAGAGGTAATCAGATTCCCAATCAAGATTGATCTTCCTCCGATCGAGGAAGAAGTTATCGGAGAATTAAAACAAGAATATAAAGAGTCGGGGCTTGTTTATAAGCGTTAATAGCGTATTATTACATAATATCATGGGAAGACCAAAGAAAATAAAGACGGAAGAAGTTGAGCAGTCGATTGCACCGAGCGTTATTGAGACGGTTGCTCCTATTCCGAAGGACTATCGCACTACGGTAGACGAGATTTTGAATAAGAACTTCGGTATCCGTATCGAATACCGTTCGGACGAGCCAATGTTTGACTTTATTATCGTAGTCCCGGATAGATATAGTTCGATGACGCCACCGATGAAAGCGTTGTTGCACGAGGATGTACGACCAAAAGCGATACAGACGGGGCAAGGGTTGCTCGGTGTCCGTACGTGGTGTGAAATAGTGTTTAATTCATTCAATAATGAAATGAAGTCGTTAATTGTGAGCGATAGAAGCAATGCCTAATCCAATGAATATGGCAGACGCAAAAGATCTAATGGATAAATCAATTAGGGCCGGGTTAAAGAATGGTAGTATTGGTATGAATTCGCTATCATCTCGCGATAGGAAAAGATATCTTACAGATGGCGGCGTACTTGTGTCTAATACTACGAAAAAGGGTAAGAAATTGGTTAATGCCGCGAGCAAGACCTTAGAAGCCGTAGAATACGAGAAGCAAGGAATCACCCCCTCTGGATTTCGTCCAGCGAAGGGAATGAGGTCGGTCAAGAATTTAAGAGTAAATCCGTAACATGCCGGGAAAATCAAGATTCACGGCAAAACAAGACGATATGGCAACCGCAGTAATGAAGTCCGAAATGAAAAAGGGTATGTCGGCGAAGAAAGCGAAGTCAATCGGATACGCTACGGTCAATAAGATGAAGGGCAAGAAGAAATGGGTGGGATCGGATGGCGGAAAGATGAAAGCGTAAACAATAACAAATTAAATGAACTGGCTCGGGGCTGTGTGTAGCCCTTTGGGTGCGATTACGGCCAGTTCTTGCACCAAGAGGTCTACACTGAGCCCCGCAAAGGGTTCGGTTTATTTATTAAGCATAGTCCCGGTCCTGCATCCGGGTAACAAAAGCAGTAAAAAACTATGTCGCAACAAATTATCGGTTCAATCCCGGAGTTCACCGGAGACGGTGACTCGAAAGAGGAAGTAAAACAGGTCGGTACTCAAGAAATTCAAGAAGTATCGCCCGACGAGACGGAAACTCACGCCGATCTTCCCTCGGAAGAAAAACCAGTCGAGGAAAGTGTCCCCGACGCTGATACTAGCAATGCGGAGGAATTAGTTGGTACGGTTGATAAGAGTCAAATCGAAGGTCTCCAGCGCGAGAGGATCAAACTCCTCAAGGAAGTTCAGGAACTTCGCGGCATGAAGCGAAGGGAGATAACCAAAGAAGAAGTATTTTCTCCTAAACAGACGCCACCGACAATCGAGGGCGTTGCGCCAGAGGACGTCGTTCTTGTAAACAAGATAGCGCGTGAATCCGGGCTTATGAGCAAGGAAGAAGTACAACGCATGTTCTACGAATCGGTGAAAACCGACGAAGTAAACAAATTTTTGAACGATCATCCCGAGTACAAACCCGAAAACGATCCGAACGACCTAAATTGGGGGGCTCTCCAAAGAGAACTTTCGTGGTACAGGATGCCAGACGATCCGAGAAGGATACGAGACATTCTGGAAAGGGCCCATCAATCGACATCTGCAGTTCCAACCGCGTCTAGTGAGCGAAGTCTAAACGCACAGAAACAGCGGGTAAAAACCGCTAGTCTCGGAGGCGGCAGTACTCAACGCTTATCTTCTCAGGAGGGCACAAAATTAACGCCCAGACAACGTCTCGAATTAGAGCACGGCGGTTTTACGAAAGAAGATATCGAACAAATAGAGCAAGGATTAAAATAATCAATGGCAATAAAACTAATATCAGCGGGAGGTAATGTTGTGGACGCCGCTGTTATCAACATGTATGCCTCTGGAGTTGTCCAGAGAAACAGCTTGGTGGATTTNCCCAGATCCTTTGCNACCGGTGGAGCGAATGGNTTTACCCTTCTTGCGCCTTCTAGCGCATCATCTACGAGAACGATGGTTTTCGGAGTCTCGTTGGATTATGCACAGGGAGCGTCTGATGTAATGGTAAAAGTCATTCCTGTTCTGCCCGGTATGCTTTGGGAAGTTGACTGTACCAACAATACGAGCACGGCTCAAGTTGGTATCTGTCACTTACTGACAAATAACACTACTGTTGCTAACACGTCTTACGATATTACTACCGTAACTGGAATCTTCTTGGCCTATGCAGTCAAAGGGGCTGCTGCGGACAAGAAACTTGTCGGAGAATTCTTGCGCTACCCAACTTCGTGGTATCCGTCACAGACGACTACCGCGGCTTAAAATATGCCAAATCCTTTAATGTTGACTGATGCTGCCGATTTAATCGATGCATCGATACAGAACGTTTGGCTTAAGGGCAGCGAAAAAGAAAGCCGAATGTTCGAGCAGTACTACAATGTGGAAACCGGAGTAACCGACTACTACCTTAAGGATTCGTCCTTAACCGGACTCGGATACGCTGGCCGCATTGTGGAAAATGCACAGATCGTTGCACAATCTCCTTTTCAGGGCTTTAAACAGACATACACGCAGGTCCAATTTGGAACTCTGTTGTCTTTTTCTAAGCCGATGTGGTTCTTCGGAATCAAAAAGCGTGATTTAGTTCAGGTAACCGAAGAAGCGCGTAAGGCATGTTCTGATTTGCGTGAATTGAGATGCGCAGAGCGTCTTGATAATGCATTCGCAACAACCTATACGGCGTCTGACGTCGCTGGGAACTACTCGGTAGGTATCGCAGGAGGAGACTCCGGAGCGTTTATTGCCGCAACTCACACACGAGAGGATGGGGGAACTGCGTGGAATAATCGCGTGACCGATGGATCTACGGTTAATATGGCGTTCGAATACAATGCCTTAAAAGCCGCACATCGGACAGCGGCACTTATCACAAATCCCGTTGGCAAGCCGATGAATGTTAATCTCGACACCTTGGTTGTCTCTCGCGGATATGCTCCACATCAGAGTGCAATCGAAATCTTGGGAGCGATCAATCGTGGATTTATTCCCCGATCCGCCGACCGAGATGTCTCCGGCGTTCCTTCGTATAAGATCGTAGCTCTTCCCTGGATTCAAACTCACACGGACTACTGGTTCATGTTTGATTCATCCATGAAGAACTGGAAAAATGGTCTTCAGTACAAGGAATCACAGGCGATTGACTTGGAAGGACCGAACTTGGTCTTTAAGACCGGTGAAGTTCAGTACAAGGCGACTATGATGTTCGATATTGGATTCAACGATGCTCGTAATTGGGTTGGATCGAAGAACACGAACGCCGCGTAAGCGTAACGTTCGGAGTGGCGACCCTTGTTCGGTTGCCTTCGTCGGAGAGCCGAGAGGGTCCCACTATAAAAACTTAAGATTCTTATTATGGCAACTTATGGAGGTGGAAATTTCACAAGTTTCAAGGGCGTAAATCTTAAACAAACAACCGCAGTTCGATTAACTCTCGACGGAGGGTTTAACGGAACTGTATCTGCTCAATCGGGCGTGGAAGCAGACAGATCATGGACCTTCCCGGATAAGTCTGGTATTCTGCCGATCATGGGAACGTTTGCGATCCAACTGCCAGCTATTGCCGCGACTACGCAGATACAGTCTACGGTGGCAACCGTTTCTGGAATACGTGCGGAAGATGCTTTGAGTGTTATCGTAAACAAAGGTGTCAGCGCCGGATATGGAGATATGGGGGGTATTACAAGCGGAGGAACGGCGAGGATACTTGCCACCGCATTTCCTGGGAACGGAAACATTACTCTTACGTTCTTCAATCTTGGTGTAGCGACAGGGTATGTTGAACTCGTATGTAGTTATTTGGCCATGCGTTAATGGAACAACAATCTGAACAATTAAATAAACTCGAACTATCCCAAGAACAAGCACTCAAAGAACTTGAGGCCTTTCGCGAGGGGTATCGGTTTATGGCTCAGATTGTTGCGGAGATGAAAGAGATTCCGCAACTTCCTTCTGAGGAACCCCATGATGTGAATCCTCTCAAGAAAGTGGAATTTCCACCCGAGGGGGGTATGCTGACGTATATGGGGGAGCATCCGTATCCCTACAAGGGATTTCCGTATATCGAGTTTGTAGATAAAATAGACATTCTCAAGAAACTTGGCAGGGCAGTATTATCTGGGTTATATCATTCTCTTAAAAGCAGGCCGCGGTGGGTGCTCGCAATGCTTGTTCCGTCTTTGTGGATAACGAAAGACGCTGTTTACTCGGCGATCTTCACGGCGCATCGGCTTATTACGAGATTCAAGATAAAGCCGGACAAATACTGCTTCGCGTTGCGGGAACTCTATCGCGCGTTCAGCATGGAACGGGCAAGAGAATCGCTTAAAAAGCGCGAATTGCGCTATATGATGAGAGATTCTATCTGCATGGTACTAGAGTTCGACAATGCGTATCGTTTCAGATTCCAAGATATTCTTGAGGAAGTAGATCAAAAGGCAGCTAAAAAAGACACCGTCAAAGAATTGCAGAGGATATTGAAAGTCATGCAATCGCGGGAGATCGGGCAAGACATAAGTGATACATGGAAACTTGGATCGCTGTTCGTTGGAATATATCTCCGTATCGATAAAGATATGAGAGAGATTTTGTCCGACGTTCTCTGTGAACTTGACTACGAGAAAGTTAGATTGTCAGTTGAGGACCAATACTGGTGCCGACCGAGAAAGGATTACCGATTTGGATTTATAATGAAAGAACAGTCGAAAGAACAAAAAATATCATGATCGAAACACCTTACTTTGCTTACACGGCAAAGAGAAGTTATTACAACTCGCCATCCGCTACGACCGCAGTTGCGTTCTGGACATCAACGGCGACTGCGAAGCCGGTGCTTACGGATTATATGATTTCCGTTGCCGCGGCAGGAACCGTTCAGATCAAGTTCGGAAACGATGCGTCAAGTAGCGTTATCTTTGAGCACGTTATGGCGGGAAGCGCGAATGTGGTCGTCAATCTGGTCACTCCTTTTGTCGGAGACAGAAACGGCGGCAAGTTCTATATGGAGACGGGGGCGAATGGAGTTGCTGTTATTAACGCAACCGGGTACGAAATTTAGTCATTAATAACAATATCGATGGCATTTACGCCAAAAATACGGGTTGGTAAAATAACCCCACAATCTTCTTCACGAATTCGATCCGATAATAGTATCCCTTCGGTTCGCGTCGGTGGAAACTTCATGAAAGCGGACTTACCGATTGGTGGAACGCCCATTGGATTGTTATTGATGCTTACTCATTCAGCGAGTACATACGTCTATCGACAGGCGATAGAGCCGCATGTAAGAATTATTTAAAAAATTATTATGGCTGACACCAACATTCCAGTGACCGGGGGAACAGGATACAACGTTGACGGGTTCCAATTAGCAAATACCAATGTGCGACAAGCGGTCGTCATAGGTGATTCGAGTGTTGTGAACAATGTCGCTCCGGTGCAAGCAACTGATCCTGCGTCCAATGCACAGGGCGTTGTAGTAAGAGACGTAAATACTTCGGCGATAGTGGCGAAACTAAATTCTGGCGTCGCTATATCTGGATTTACTGGTTCACTGGGTGTCTATTTTGATCGTGGGGAGCCTACTGTTATAGCAAAAGCAGGATCGGGCACGTTTAGCGTACAACTTGATCCTGGGCACACACTAGGAAAGGTAGATGCGGGTATTGGAACCTTTAATGTCTCGATTGACCCTGGACATGAGTTGGGCTCGGTTAAGGGGATCAATAGTTCTGTCGCCGTATATTTTGACAGAGGGGAGCCGACGGTGGTAGCGAAAGCGGGCTCTGGTACGTTTGCCGTGCAACTCGATCCGGGTCATACGCTTGGAATTATAGACAGCATAACGAAAACAGTAACCGTACAACTCGACCCAGGGTATACACTTGGCAAGGTTGATGCGGGGGCGGGTTCGTTCACTGTGCGGTTAGATCCAGGACACGAATTAGGATCGATAAAGAGTATCAACCAAACCGTAGCTGTTTATTTTGACCCGGCAACTCCGTCCGTTGCTGCGACATTTTCTGGTACTATGGCTGCATATTTCGATCAGAGCAATCCCGCGGTTACCGCATACGGATTAGACGGTACGACTAAAATAGGATTGCGAATGAATTCCGATGGAGCGATAAAAATATACGAATTGGCAAACGGAACTGTGTCGATCGGAGGCTTTACCAGCTCTATTGGGGTCTATTTCGATAGAGGAAATCCTACTGTAACAGCAAATGCTGGTGCGGGTTCTTTGACGGTTCAACTAGATCCCGGTCACGAACTGGGTACGATAAGGGGAAATTCTAATACATTGACGGTATTTTTACCGGATACGGGGCATGAACTGGGATCGATACGTGGGAATACGAATACGCTAACTGTTTTCATGCCGGATACTGGCCATGAATTGGGATCTATTAGGGGAATAAATAGCACGGTTGCGGTTTACTTTAGCCCAGCAACACCTTCTGTGGCCGCTACGTTCTCCGGAACAACCGCAGTCTATTTTGATCAGAGCAATCCAGCAATTACTGCTTATGGGTTAGACGGGGCGACAAAAAGAGCGATCCGCATGAACTCAGACGGCGCCATTAAAGTCTATGAATTGGCAAATGGTACGGTGTCCATTGGCGGATCTACTGGTACGATGGGGGTTTATGTTGGATCTATCCTCGAAACGGTTGCGGTGATATTCAGAAACGAACCAACCGTTGTTTCTTCCGGAAAAGACGGTACAACTACAAGACCAATCCGGATGAATTCGGATGGGGCTATAAAGGTATACGATTTAGCGAATGGCACGGTCGCCGTTTCTGGCGTAACGGGAACTGTAGGAGTAAGATTCTCCGACGAACCCTATGTAGTTGCTGAGGGGAAATATGGCACAACGAAAACCCCAATTCTTGTTAACACGGATGGAGCAATCAAGGTTTATGATATTGCGAATGGATCGATAACAGTGAATAATCCGAGTTTAAATGTTTACGATCTTAATGGAACCGCCACGTCATATTACGTTGCAAGCGGTTCTTATGCCGGTTCATCTGATCTCGGTGTAACCGTTATCGCGCCTATTGCGAGCCGAAACTCAAAAATATATGCAATCCAACTAACTACAACGGCGCAGGTTGGCATGGCTGTTCAGTTTACCAACGGAGCCGGTAGCGCAACGGAGTTTTGGAGATATGCTTTACAGGCTCCCTCGCAGGGTGTTTCTGGTGCGAATCTATCCGTTACTCCACCGGCATACTTGTTTGCAACGGGTACGCAGGTGACTCTTTCAATCGTTACAAAGAACGCAAGTTTGATCCACTACTCGGTCGCCTATTTCAGAGAAACCGCATAAGATGAGATTCAAAGAAGATTGGCATAAGGAGATGTTATTGGTAGCGCCCTTCATGGTCGCGGTTTTGGTATTGTTGATTCTGATTTATCTAAAGTAAAATGGCAAAAGTATTTCAGGTTGATACGGGGGGAACTCTTACTGCTAACTTATTGGCGTATTATAAACTGGAAGATGCTACTGATTTTTGGAGTACGAATGATTTAACTAATAGCGGTGTTTCATTTGTCGCCGCAAAAGTCAACAATGGCGCGGATTGTGAGAGTACTGAAAGTGACTACCTATACGGTGGCGACGTCTTGGATATT